GAGTACAATAAGTACTCATAGATAATTAGTTGAGTGACTGTATATTGGGATACAGTATCGTTATACTAATATATATACGAATCAACGCAAAAACCTTCTCTAAAATTTAAAAAATGTTTAATCCTTGTGTAGATCAGATACCCATTGGAAATATTTTGCACGCTGCATCATTTCTCTTTTCTTAGCAGACTTAGGAATATGGTATCTTCTTTCTTTGTATTCTTGTAATATACCAGCCTCTTTCATTTCTTTTTTGAAAGCTTTCAATGCATGGCCAATATCATATACTGTTTCCATTTTACCATTTTTATTTTTCTTTTGGTAAGAAACAACTCTTACGCCTACTCCGGCGCCAGGTAATATAGACTTTTGTCTTTTTAATCTTTTATTCATATAACTTATTTATGTTTTTATAAAGTATTAATATAAAAATTATTTTTCAATAATCCTAATATTATTCTGAATCTTTTAAAGATTCTCCTATTTTATAATAACGGTTTAAAACTGTCCCCATATCTTCATATGCAGATTCTAATCTTTGTTGAAGGCTGGTCATTTCTTTTGAAGTCTTTTCAAATACTTTATATGCCTCATTCATTTGTTTCATGTGTCTAGATACCGTTACATTATCAAACCAATGTTCAGATTCTGATAAGGTTAATTTTTCGGCCTGTTCTACCACGCTTTGCAATGTTGTACTAACTTCTTGTAGTCCACCTTTGGAATATATCATCTCACCTAACTTATGAAAATTGGAGACTGCCTCTAAAAATGACTTTCTTTCTTCTTTGGTCATCTTCTTGTCATCTTCTTCTCCTAAATACTTTTCATTAAGGATATGTTTCATTAGTTGTTTTTCATATTTTTTCATAATATATTCTCCTTATGCATCAAATGCTTTTGTTCTTTTTGATCTATCTAATAAATTTTTGATACCTTCTAATTGTTTTTCAGCACCATTTATATATCTACGAATTTGATTTGCAGCTTGTTCTGCTTTATCACTTACTAATCCATACACATCTTCATCTTCTGCTAAACCATCTAATGTTTGAAGTAATTCATATTCAACTTCTTCTTTAGTTTCAATTAAAGAATCAATCTGTTCTATAAAGTAATCATAATCAAATCCACCATCTTCTTTCTGACCTAACATTCCTGGTTCTTCTTTTAAAGACTTTTTAGCTTCAAATGCTTTTTGAACGCTATCCAATGTAGGTAATTTATCTCCAAATTTTCTATTTTCAAAGCCAGGTGTACTTTCTAATAATTTTTTTAGTTTCATTATTATTCTCCTGATCTTTCTGCTGGTATATTTCCAAATACATCTGGACCAGTAGGTTTTGTTCCAATTTTTTCTGAAGTTTGATATTTACTACCTCCTGCTGCTAATCCTTTGCCATCTTCTCTTGCAAATGTATCAACTGTTTCTCCAGTACCTTTTTGTCCTTTTTTATTTGTAGGACCATATTGTGATTGTAAATCTTCTAATGCCATTTTTAAAACTCCGTAATAATATCAGTTATAATTCTTTCAACACCTGCAAATCTATTTACAGCAATGTTTCCTTTTGATTCATTTACTGGAGAAAGGAAAGCTCCATGAGTTGATGGGTTAGAAACAAAATCAAATGCAATCAATTCAAAATCTGGTTGTACTTCTAATGTTTCTCCAGCTTCTCTCATAACTTCTTTTACAGAACCCATACCTCTAGATGAAATGCCTAATCTAATTCCACTTTTGAAAAGTTCTTTTAATATATTACCAGCCGGCGTACTTAGTACTTCTACAGTACCTACTAAATCCTTTCCTTTCCAATTCATACCCAATACATTATGAGATACATTATTTAAGTTAACTACAGATGAATCAGGATGATCTAATTCTCCTAATGCTCTTCTTTCCTTAATAAATGTATCAGAATATTTTTTTGCTTCTCGTACTAACGTCTCCATTGGATATACTCTACCATTCTGGTTTTTTGCTTCTGCTCTTTGTAGTACACCACTAACAACTAACTTACCATTATTTTGTGTCAATGACTCATTTATTTGTTGTGGCGATACTTCAAATACTGTATAATCTACTAATAATTGCTTATCCATTTTTTAGTCCCTGTATAAATAGTCCTGAGTTAATAAATGCTTGATGCTGTTCTAGTTTCTTACGTTCGTCAGCATATTTTCTTTTTTGTTCAGCTAAAGTTAAATCTTTATTTTCTTTCGCCTTTACAAATTGTTGCCAAGTTCTATTAGGTATCATTGTGAAAGCTCCTTTAATCTATTAGCAATTCTAGTCATCCTTTCATTTATTTTTGCAAATCTTTTACCTGTTGATTTCCAAAAATGATTTGATTGAACTCCCATTTCTGTTTTTAATCTTAAATTGTTATTAACAATCCTTTCCATTGCCCCTAACATTTTATTAACTTCGTTTATTCCTCTGTTTACTTTTTGTTGAGGAGTAGATGTAGGATCTTTTTTAAATTCTCTATATGATGTTTCATTAAGGCCCATCATTTGATTCATTATCTTTCTATATTCACTTTCCATCTTAATATAGTGCTTATTGCTATCTTTAACCTTTTTCATATCGCCTGTTTCAGCAACATCATGTTCATCTTCCTTTCCAGATTTGCTAAATGCTTTAGGTGTTTGATATCCTGGCACTCCTGCAGTAGTTGACATTTCATCTAATTCTTCTTCAGCACCTTCAGTCTTTTTTGCAACTACACCTAATTTTTTATGTAAATAAGAATCAGAATCATCTACATCACCATCATTATCAATATCTTTATCTTTCAAATCTTTAAACTTAGTATCTGCTTCTTTATCATCAATATTATCTAAAGCTTCTTTATTTAAAAACTCTCTGAATTTATTTAAGTAATCCATTGGTTATCTCCTATTGTTGTCTTTTAAATACGTATACAGTTCCTCCAGTAGCACGAACTTCATCAACTGATATATCATACATTGTTTTTGCTAATAAATCTGAACCTAATACTTTGCCTCCACCTGCAACATGTAGTTCTGTTCCAGCTACATTTGCTGATGCTCCAATAATTACTCCTGCTGCTCCTGCTCCACCAAATGATCCAGTGCTACCAGCTGCAACTGCAGTTGTTTGATAAAATGTTCCAACAGCTCCAAATCTTTCATAATTTGATGAGCCTGTCTGTGTATGTTCTAAATGATAATTAGGTGCTGCCATTATTTACTCCCTACTTTTTTAAGTTCATTTACTAGTTCATAATAACGTAACATTGTTAAAACATCTTTATCTTGAATTGTATGTTTCTTATTTAATTCAGATAATAAGTTAGTAACTTCATTTAATTTAATTTTAATAACTTTACTACCAACTGATGTTTTTAACGTTGATATAATATCTTTCAATTTAGTAGTTTCAGATAAAATATATTTTTTTAATTTAACTGAATTAGTTACATTGTTGATATATTCTTTTAACATTTTCTTTTGAGATGCACCTAAAGTAGAATACTTCTCATTGAATTTATCAACTACCATTTTACTAGCCAATATACGTACATCTTTATGTTCTGAAGTAAGACTTGGGGCATCTTCTTGCTTTTTAGTAGATGTTTGTACATGTTCAACTAATGTAAATTTACTTGATACATATTCTTTTGGATCGTCAGCAGAATTAAATTCAAATAACTTATATGTCGATGCATGTAATTTATAATTTTTAACTCTTGACTTAAAAAATTCTTCAATCTTATAATTTGCCTTAAGATCTTTTATTAAGTTGTATTTGTCACGTCTTAGTTGTGATTCGTTTAAATCAGCACGCGCCTTTAAAACTGCATCTACGAATTTTTCAGCTTTTGATTCAGTTGAAAATTTCTCTTCTGATACAGTTCTATATAATTTTAGTTCTTTTGAAATTTCTGACTTTGAGTTGTAATGTCTTTTGATGATTCGAAGTGCCTTTGAATCTACATTATTCATAGTATCAGAAGCAACTTGTCGTACAAGCAATTCAAAAATTAGTCCGGTATTTTTTACCTTTGAATGTTTTATCCTTTTCATGAAAGTTCGCCCCGTATATTCATATTTTTTTAATAAATATGCTAGTGTTTCGGAAATCCATATTAGATTATTCTTCTAATAATTGGTTCTCATCTAGCATTGTTCCATTATCATCTATTTTGTCTTCATTCAACATCGTTTGTTGGATGACTTTCGATTTATTTTTCATGGAAGCAATTAAATTACTCACCTCTAAATTTTCTGTACTTAGTGGTGAACCGCCTTTGTACTTATGTTGTAATGGAGAAGCATCTGCTGCAAACGTCTTTCCTATCTGTTTTGCTGCTATTGGATCTCTACCAAATGTAGAATCATGTGATTTTCCATTAATAGCACCTTTTGGTCTTCCAGGTCCTGCTACATGTTCTTGCTCTTGTCCTGGTAACAATCCTCCTTTATTAGCAACATGCATTGAAGCAATGTCATGAGGTGTTCCAAACGACTGATTTGTCTTTCTAGGGTCATTACCTTCACCCTTAATTTGTTCTCTTCTAAATGCTTCTTTAAGATCTAAAATCACTTGTTCTTGCTCCGCCGTCCATTCATCTTGACTCAATCCAAATATGTTCTCATATATCCATCTTTCAGAAAATAAATTTGATTCTTTTAAAGAATTTGCAAGTGAAACTTTTTCATTTAATGTTTCAACTTTTTGTTTTTCATATATAAGCGATGGATTTGTTAATGATAACTCAAATCCTACTAAGTCTTCATCTTTAAATCCTTGAGAAAATAAATGAACAATTGCAATCTTAGTTAATTCAGAAACAAATATCTTTTGTATTCTTTCTATTGTTCTTGCAAATCTAACATCTTCTGCTGCTAACGTTGCCTTTCCTTCTACACCCTCATCATATCCTAAAAAGGCTTTTGGTATTTTTAAAGCAGAAAACAATTTATTTTTTAGATAATCAATATCTTCAATAGCTCCATCATTAGATAAACCTGGTAATGATTCTATATTAGTTCCAGACTCTCCACCTCTTACTGGTAAAAAGAAATCTTCAATCATATTTTGCATATTAAATTTAAGATTGTAATCTCCAGTCTTTTCATCAATATAAGGAACCTTTTTCATTTTGTTAATAATATTTTGAATATGATTATCAACTTCGGCTGGTGGTATATTACCTACATCAATTTTGAAAATTCTTCTTTCAGGTGCTCTCATGATTCGTTGAATCAACATTGCATCCTCCATAAGAGTTAATTGTTTATAAATTTTTCTTGCACCTTCAATCATTGATTTACCGTACGGTAAAAAGTTTGTATCAGATAATAACCTAAAATGTGCTACTTCAAATGGTTCAAACTCAGTCGGTGCTGCTCCGCCGCCACCTGCCCAATTATTACTTCCACCACCATGTGTATTTTCCATAACAAATTTATGTGCATATGGATTTTCTGGATCAAATCCTTCATCACGTCTAATTTCATATGCTGATATCGGAGTTACATTAACAATACCAATCTCGTCTTCAACATCTAAATGTAAATAAAAATCTCCATACTTACAAGCATTTCTAATCCATGGCCATAAATTGTAATCAATATTTAATACGTCATAAAATAAATTTCTTAATACTCTTCTTATTTCATCATTAGGAGATGTGATTGTCAATGTATCTCCATCAGCATCTTTAACTGTAGATTCATCGGCATAAATATC